TGACTTTTTTGACTCCATTATATTATTACTCTCGTTTATATTTTTATCTCTGATATTGAATAATTTCTTTAAGGTTTGCATTCTTTATTAAATTTTATTGTATATTGTAGATTTTTAATTGATAAACTAGGATTCAATTTTAATTTTATTAAAAAATATATTATTATATATAATATGGCAGTTAGAGTCACTACTGATGGTTTACATTTATTATCAAATAATGATCATATTAATACTCCGATTGGATCTGTTATATGCTACGCAGGACAAACAACTCCACACGGATGGTTATTTTGTAATGGGGCAGATGTTTTGAAAACAACTTATCCCAATTTATACGCAGTTATAGGCGATATGTATGGCAACCCTTCAAATTCAAATCCCGATTACTTTGTATTACCAAACTTAATAGAAAAATTTCCAATAGGTCGTAGTAATTCTGTTAACTCTGATTTTCAATTAGGAAACAATGGAGGAGTAAAAACGGTTACTTTAGAAGAAAGACAGTTACCTTCACATAGCCACACAGGCACAACAGTTGCAAATGGTCAGCATAACCATACAGTAACAGATCCAGGACATACTCATCAATATGAAGATGCATATTTCGCTGAAAACACTGGATTACAAAATGTTTATGGGACAAGTGCAGACGTAGATGGCGATAATGATTATCAATATAGATTGCCAACACCATCAACAAATACTAGTTATACTAACATTTCGCTAGCAGAAAGTGGATCTCATACACATACGTTTACTACAAGTATAATTGGGTCAGGAAACGCGGTAAATATATTGAATCCATATTTGGTTTTGAATTATTTAATTAAATATTAGAAAAGTATTTGAATTTTTTATCAATATTAAAAAATTCAAAATATTATAATTATGTTTATATAAAATTGTATATATTTACTTCTTTGTAGACTTGGGAGTATACTTGGTCTTAGGCTTCTTTGCAGGGGTCCAGTCACCAGCAGTATCCGACTCCTTGACAGAGGGCTTTCTAGTAGAAGAAGGTGGTCTCTTAGACTCGGGCTTCTTGGCTTCCTGTGTTAAGGGACTAGAGGTAGTAGTAGTACCCTTGTTAGAATATTCAAGAGAATCAGTCTGTGCTTGCTTATGAGTCTCACACATTAACAGTCCGCGTCTAATGCCGCTAATATCAGCCGCCTGAGTAGCATGGTCACCGGATGCAACCTGCGACAAAGTAAACTCTACATATTCTCCTTGTACCAAATACTTGTATTGCTCAGAACCAACCATTACTGCACTGTGATGCGCAAAAATATCAGTTCCGACACTGGGTCCGTCAACGGCGGTAATAAATCCGTAACCCGCCTTGTTATTGAACCACTTGACACGACCGAATAATCTTTCACTAGTAGACATTGTTTTATATAATAATAAGTAGAGACATCTTTAAGTCGTTTTCTAATGAATTAGATTATTTAGGAAAAAAATAATCTCAATATATTTAGGACAAATTTTCAAATAAAGGACAACATTGCATTTTATAGTTTCATATAGCGACTGATAGCGCACTCGCCCTTGACATCTCCCGTCAATTCAGCACCACCATTGATGTAATCGTTTAACTCCATAAAACTCAAATTGATTTTTTCATTCTCCGATTTGTTTCCATATATCTTTCTCTTCTTTTCTTCAAATTCTCTTAACGAAATTGCAGTTATCCATGCATACAATTCAATCTCTTCATCACAAGCACCTGGTGACGGAATAATTTTTTGCAATGGAATCAACTCATCTACATGATTAATGATGAAGCCGGTCTCTTCTTGCACTTCTTTTAGAGCAACAGATGCAATATTGCCTTCCGCATCCATCATTCCAGCACAAATTTCTTTCATTTTCTGACCAAAAGGCGCTCGCATTTGCTCACATAATAGTACATATTGTTTATCTTTTATAAGATAATCCTCCTGAGGATACAGAACTTTAACAATAATTAGCACCGCCACTGAATTGCCTCTGCCAAATACAATAGTGGACGGAATTTTTCTATCGGTTTTAGGATCTGTCGCACCCAATGTGTACTTGACGAATCCCAATTTGTCCGGAGTGGGCTTTGGAGCAAACCAATCTATATCTGTAACAGTGACCGCGCTGATCTTCATCTCTTTTTTGGCTAATACTTTTGTCAGCCAATTGACAAATTTGGGAGCGACTGTAAGTGCAGTCATTGATTCTTCTATATGAGGGTAGCCTGGTATGATTGGTATGCCATTGCAGGTCCAGGTTGATGATGGTATATATTTTCCTGTTGGATATTTAAGTTTTCCTGTTGGATTTAACCATTTGATAACAAAGTAATATATTATTGTTGATTGTACAACAATCAATGAAGCGATAAGAGAGGTATTCATTTTCTTTGAGTAGTTTTGTTAATAATATTGTTTTGTATTATTAACAATTAATTGAATTCAATTTTTTCCACCTATCCAAAGTAAAGGTCACAAGGATCGCAGCCTGCGGACTGCTTCGGGAGCCAAAATATCTTTAATATTAACATAAAGCATTTTATTTTTCTTTTTCTAAGTTCAGAATTCCCTTCAAATACTTGTAATCTGGTTTCTCTGTAAAGGATAATTGTCTTACATATTGCAGCATTTCTCTAATAAATAGTGGCAAATGACTTGTCTCTTGTTTCAGTTGCATCATTTTGTCATTATCAAAATCTAATTGGATATCGGTTTCATTGACTGAGTCGGAACTATTGTTTCTTGTATGGTCTGAATTTATGACGCTTCTAAGGTCTGAATTTATAACGCTTTCATGGTCTAAATTTATGACACTTTCATGGTCGGAACTAAAGTTCCTTGAACTGTTGCTAACGATTATCCAAGGCAATAAACCATACAGCATATAAATAATAATATATATCACTGACTCCAGATCATCGCGTCTGCTGGGTTCCAAAAACTTATGCACATTCAGACTGACAAAGTTTACGGTTCCAATAATCTGATTGATCTTTCTCTCTTCAATGTGTTTTCCATCATGGTCATATCTTTTACAAAAGCCATAATCAATTAAATAGATCTTATTATTAGAATCTAATAAAAAATTGTCTGGTTTAATATCCCTGTGCAACAACAATTTGGAATGAAGAGTTTCAAGTCTCTCTATCATTTGTGTTCCAAAGTGTAAACATAAGGAAAAGGATACTCTTTTATTTGTTTTTATAAGAGTATGGAGAGAACATTTATATAGATCTATAACTAAGTAATTGTATTTTACATCAGTGCCAAACCACTTTAACTGAGGGAATCCATCCAGTTTTCCCAAATATTGATAAATTCTGGCTTCAACCTTCAGAACATTATAATCCCCAGACCGTTTCTCAATCTTTATAGCCACTTTCTCTCCTGTTCTTATATTTTGACCTTTATAAACAAATCCAAAAGATCCTTCACTTATTTTATTCAAGATTTTATATTTATTTGAAATCATCAAAAATATTATGAACTATATTTGATATACTTATTATATAATAATAAGTCAAAAATTTGTTTATATGAGTATTCACATAATATATGAAAGGGATTCTAATAAAAAAGAAACTAATTAAATAGGTTAAAATTATATTCTGCTCTTGAAAGATAGATAAAGAGAGAAAAGTTATTTAAATAAAAAAGATTTTTTTGTTTTTGTTTTGGGGTTATATATAATATTTTTTGCATTTTAAACAATATACATTTCAGGTGAAATATTTTTAATGGTAGCAGCAACAATATAACCATGTCCGAACGGATGTCTTGTATTATTTATTTTATCTATAAGCAATTCCTCAGTTACTTCAGCAGTTGAAACCCGTCCTTCTTCAGTTCGCGGACCATCAAAATCATAGATAACTAAATTGTGACCTTCGTTTAACATTTTTCTATAACCGGCTACCAATTCCAAGTCCTTGATGAAGGCATAATATTCTGGAACATATACTTTCTTTCTAGAAGCCACATAGTCTAGTTCTTCTCCTGTTTCAGTTCTCGCACATAAAACTCGTTTACCTTTTGATTTAGGATATCTTCTTTTGGGTTCAGTCAACTGTTTAAACCAATTATTACTTTTTTCAAAAGGAGTATCTTCAAACACTTTGAGTGATTGCCAATAATTTTCAAAGCACCAAAAACCCTTATAACCATTTGGAATAGGAGTCATTGGACTGAACGCTAGTCTGTTTTTGCTACCCTTTGCTTGAGCACTTGTTACATTTATTTTTATATATGTTTTACCATTATCTGGTAGAACAGCCCATTCTCCTCGCATATTCATGCTGCATATTAGCAGTTCTCCTTTATTAGAAGTATTAGTATTTGTATTAATATTAGTATTTGTATTAATATTAGTATTTGTATTAATATTAGTATTTGTATTAATCATTTTTTATAATATTGTGAAAATACATTTACTCATTTGTAATCCAAGTATTTCAATTTTTTATAATTAAATTATACTTGAATATTATATAATGGAACCTTCAACCAAAATTAATCTTCCTGTTGCATACAAAACAATGGGTAAAATTGACAAAAAATTAGAGTCATTAAATAAAACAGGATCCGAAAAAATTGTAACCTTTATTGGTTCAAACGAAGTTGAGGCAATGTTTTATTTATACCTTTTCAAAAAATATAAAAGCAATTGTTTTCTTCATGATAAGAATGCGAAAACCAGGACAATAGGAATGGCTTTTGATATTAAAGATAATTATACTCTTATTGAAGAACAGCAAATATTTGATCAATTAAATTATTTATCTAAATTATTAGTAGATTGTATTACAAGTGTTAATTCTAAAATAATAATAATTCCAGTTCAATTACTTTTACCTAAAGGAGAAGGGCATGCAAATATATTAATTTACCGTAAGAAATTAAATCAAATAGAACATTTTGAACCCCATGGAAGCAATTTTGCAATGAATAAAATGGATATTTATAATAAAATAATAGAAAGATGGATGAAAGTCTTTGTTTCACAATTAAATTCAAATTTAAAAAATGAAAAAAAACCAGAAGTTAAATTTATAAATTCTAGTGAAGTTTGTCCTCGCATACATGGGTTGCAAAATCTTGAATCTTGGAGCAATCTTACTAAAATAGCCGATGTAGAACCTGGTGGGTATTGCGTTGCTTGGAGTTTATTTTTCACCGAATTATGTTTAAAAAATCCAGAAACTACCAGTTCTGAATTAATGAATTATATATTTAATATTCTTTCTAGAATGGATAACGTAAAAAAAATGAATTACTTAAAAGGAGTGATAAGAGGTTATTCTGTTTTTATCAATGAAAAAATAAGTAAATATTTTACAGTTTTCTTTGATTCTGGACTTACAATTGAAAAATTAAAACATCTTTCTCGTTCAGATTTATCAAAATTTAGAAATATTCTTACAAATTTAATTATTTTAGAAACAAATTTGACCATATTACCATCTTATTTAAAACATGGTCTTATACGCATAAAACATAAATTAGCCGAACTTAATGCACGTTTAAAAATTAGTTCAAATGATGATGCTTTGAAAAAACAAATTGAACAATTTACTGATACGAAAAACATTTTTGAGAAATACGGTGAATTTAATGTAATTTCTAATCCATCGCGTTCAAATAGTTCAAAACCTAAATCTGTAAAAGTTGAAAAAACATGTCCAGAAGGAAAAGAAATAAACCCAAAAACAGGAAGGTGTGTTAAAGTGAAAACGGAAAAAGTGAAAACGGAAAAAGTGAAAACGGAAAAAGTGAAAACGGAAAAAGTGAAAACGGAAAAAGTGAAAACGGAAAAGGCAAAAACGAAAAAAACGAAACCAATTGTAATAAAAGAAGAACCTACAAAAGTTGAAAAAACATGTCCAGAAGGCAAAGAATTAAACCCAAAAACGGGAAGATGTATTAAAGTGAAAACTTTAAAAGAGAAAAAGATAAGGTTTAAACCTGAAAAAACGAAAACGATAAAGGTTAAACCTGAAAAAGTAGAAGTAAAAGAGAACCCTGAAAAGGCGAAACTTGAAAAAATAGAAGTAAAAGAAATAATAGAAAAACCAGAAACAACATGTCCAGAAGGAGAAATATTAAAATGTGTTAAAGTGAAAACGACCAAAGTTAAAACGACCAAAGTGAAAACAACCAAAGTGAAAACTAAAAAAGTGAAAACAGAAAAAAATGAAAAAGGAAAGGTATAAAAAATAAAAAAGGGGTTTCCCCCCAAATTTATTAGTTACAATTAAAGTTAAATAATAATTATATTTACCTTTTTTATTCCTGAGTCCTAGCGGCTAAGTCCTGAAGCAAATATTAGTTATAGTCATTTATAGTAATATTTTTATTTTTATAGTTTTTTAGAAAGTGTTAATTGGTAGGTGTAGTTAGTTATTTATAGGTTGCCACAAAAGTCTCTGCTGCAAACAGCGCGTCCATTGGAAGCAATTAGAACCTTCACTTCTGCCTCATCAACTGGGTCTTGTTCTAAAATATGTACATTAGGTAAAGGCGCATCTGCAATCAACTCTTCTGGTTCAAAGGGTTTCAATTGTCTTGAAAACATGCAGTCATCCGCATCAACTACTACTCTTTTTGGAGGTAAATTATCAAAATGAATGACGCACGACTTCTGACGTTTTAATTCATTTACAGGTTCGCGAACTAATTCTGGAAGTTTTATCAACTCTTTCATTTCTGCAGGAGTTGGTTCAACATAGGTCAGTCTGGTTATGACTTGCTCCATAATGCCTATTTGTTTTTGCATCAAGTCAAATTTCTGTTCCATAAAGGCAATCTTGGCAACAAGTTGCTCATTAATTTCAAATAATTTTTCTGTTGATGCAGCGAGTTGATGAGTGTTGACTTTGCTTCTGGGTAGCGGATTTGTGTTGGGATAAAGAACCCAATATTTTTCATAAGGGTCGTTGGCATATCCGCCTAGCACAATCTTGAATGACTTTCTTTCATTAAAATCTGCTGCTGGGAAACGCTCTGGACCCCAAGATTTGAGTCTTAGGAATGCGCTGTAATGTTTGACGACCTTTGTTTCTGGATCTTTGATGGCAACGATATCAACATAATCTACTGTGGCGATTCGCATATACCAGAGTGCATCAGCAATATGCTTTGCTGTAGTATTAGCACTGATCTTTGGAATATGCAAGTCTAAATTTTCTAGCATTGAGACAGAGACATTATTGTTATTCATAGCGTTATTGTTATTGGTGTTCATTGTTATTTAATTTGTTATTAACTTTAAGTGCTTGTATGGGGAAAAATACTTTTAATATATTGTCTTTAAAGTATTTCAATTTTTTTTAGACATGTGAAAAAAGGTGAGGACTTAAATTTCTAGGTGAACCAAGGTTCCCCTATGACCCCTCCTTTCTTTTATTTTATATTTATTATTATTTTTTGTTTCTATTTTTATTATTTTTTGTTTCTATTTTATTATTTTATTATTTTTCTATTTTTGTTAAATATCATCTACATACAAGTGTGTCAACTTTCCTAGCCGATTGGTTTGGACTCCCAAATATGTAGAATCATCATAATTATCATCAGTTGTCAGAAACCCATCGCATCGGTTTGTAACAATCGGCTTAAAATCTTTTCTAGTAATATTTGGCAAAAGTTTAAAACAAATTCGCTTCTTATCCATTTCCAAATAAGTTACTAATTTATATTCATTATAAACCTTCATATTGCTCATATATAAATCTTCGTCTGTACTGAAAATGCCATATATGTTGATCCACTTATAACCTTCTGAAAAGAATTCCTCCAAATATTTACTAATTATCCGATGACCTTCACATGATGTGGCAAGTAGTTCCAAATGAAACTCAGTTGTTTTAAGTTGGTCGCTAAATGTTGGATCAAATGAATAAATATATGACAATAATACGCTGGGTAAATTGAATAGCCTGTTTCTGTTATTGTTATTGTTATTGTTTTGTTGAATAGTTTGCATTTTATTAAATTAAATTAGGGTTTGTGTAAAATATTAAATAACTTAATTTATAGGAGAGGATTTAATTTCAATTTTATTATTGTTTCAAATAAATAACAACTTAAAAACAAATTGACATAATTATATATAAACTTTTGTTTTTATTTTATATTATTTTATAATGGTCAAAATTTGCGAATTAATTTATCCTGTGTCTGAAGACACATCTATAACACAGTTTTTCAATGATTTTTCACATCCACTACACGATTTCCAAAAATGGTCAATTGAAGCCACTGTTAAAGGTCATCACACATTAGCCTGTGCACCAACTGGCACTGGTAAAAGTTTGTGCGCGGAATTTGCTTTAAAATATTTCTGGACAAAAGGAAAAAAGACAATTTATTGCAGCCCAATCAAGAGTTTATCTAACCAAAAGTTCCACGATTTTACACAGAAATTTCCAGATATAAGCATAGGACTAATTACTGGAGACATTAAAATTAATACGGCAGCAGATGTATTAATTATGACGACAGAGATACTTTTAAACAAATTATATCAGATTAAAAGTAAAAGTAAAGATTTAAAACCAGAGACAAATACAAATGAATGTCTATCCTCATTTGACGTAGACATTGAGACTGAATTAGGGTGCGTTATTTTTGATGAACTGCATATGATTGGCGACAAAGATCGCGGTCACGTCTGGGAAAATTCTATCCTTATGTTGCCTCTACACATTCAAATTATTGGTCTAAGTGCCACACTAGATAATCCGGAAAAGTTTGCGGCTTGGTTAGAAAGCAGAGGAATAAAGAAATCACGAGTTCCTAATGAAAAAATAGTCTATTTGACAAAGAAATTAATTCGCCCTGTGCCACTAACTCATTACACATTTATCACAACCAATACCGGTATTTTCAAGGCAATCAAAGATAAATCTGTGCAGGCAGAAATTCGTTCTCTCATTGACAAACCATTCACAATCTATGACGCAAATGGGGTCTTCAATGAGCAAAACTATTTAAATATGAATAAAATGTTGAAACTCTTTGCAGCCAATAACAACCGATTAACAAGAACCCATGTACTAAATCAGGTCTCCAAACATCTAGTAGAAAACGAAATGCTGCCTGCACTTTGCTTTGTATTCTCTATAAAACAACTAGAAAAATGTGCAACCGAATTAACACAACCACTTTTAGAATTTGACTCCAAAGTTCCCTATACAATTGATTATGAATGCGAGAAAATTCTAAGACGGCTGCCAAACTATAAAGAATATCTTCATTTGCCCGAATATGTTAACTTGGTCGCATTATTAAGAAAAGGAGTCGCCACTCATCACTCAAAGATGATGCCCGTGTTGCGCGAAATAGTGGAAATTCTGTTTGCGAGGGGTCTAATAAAGATGCTGTTTTGCACCACATCGGTGGCCATCGGTTTAAACCTTCCGGTGCGGACCTGCCTCTTCACAAATGTCTGGAAGCATGATGGGTCACAATTGTCTATTTTACAGGGACACGAATACGTGCAGGCGGCTGGGCGTGCAGGTCGTCTCGGTATTGACACGGTTGGTCACGTGATCCATTTGAATAATTTATTTAATGAAATTGGACCGATTAGTTACAAGACGATGTTGAAAGGTGCTCCGCAGAAATTGACATCAAATTTCAAAATATCCTACAATTTGCTGCTAAATATGATTGATAATGGCGACACAGCGTTCACGACTTTTGCGAAAAGGAGTATGATTCAAGGCGATATTGATAATGAATTGTCTGGCCTTTTAAATAAAAAGGTAGAAATAGAAAAACAACAAGAGAAAAATGCATTGATTCTGACCACGATACGAACGCCGTTGCCAGTATTGGAAGAATATATCGGCTTATTATCAAAAAAACCAACGGTTGTGAATAAGAAGCGTCGGGAAGTGGAGCGCGCAATTGAAGACATAAAAACAGAATACACTTCTATTGAAAAAGATATTGTTACTTATAATGCAATTCAATCATGTGACAAAAATAAGGAACAAATAGATGCAGAAATAGAAGCAACAAACCAAATATTAGACAATAATATAAATACGGTTTTACAATTGTTACAAACCTGGTCACAAATTGAATTTAACAAGGAAACAAATTCTTATAAATTGTTAGAAAGGGGTCACATTGCGAAACAGATTCGCGAAGTACACTGCATTGCCTTTGCCGAAATAATGCAACTGCAAGCCTTTAAATCGTTATCAGTTAAAGAAATTGTTGGCGTCCTCAGTTGTTTTACGAATGTCTCGGTTGCAGAAGAGTATATTGATTCTATACCAACAAAATCAAATCCAGTGACAGATTGCATTACACGAATTAATCAACTGTTCAATGAATACAGAGAAATGGAGATTCAAAATTATGTTAATACAGGAATGGATTATACACTACATTTTGATTTAATACACTATGTCATGGATTGGACCAATGCAGAAACAGAAGAAGAATGTAAATACATTTTGCAGACCATTGCAGCAGAAAAGGACATCTTTTTGGGCGAGTTTGTAAAGGCTATACTAAAAATCAATAATATTAGTTCAGAATTGGAACGAGTAACGGAGACACAAGGGGACCTTGAATTGCTGCAAAAGTTGCAACAGATTCCGATCAAAACACTTAAATTCGTGGCAACCAATCAGTCGCTCTATGTTTGAAAATAATATATATATTTGAAAAGGACTTAAAGAAAAATTGAATTTAAAGAAAAATTGAATTTAAAGAAAAATTGAATTTAAAGAAAAAAATGAATTTAAAGAAAAATTGAATTTAAAGAAAAAATTGAAATTATAATTATCACTTAATTTATAAGTATTATACTATTTAAAACCAATACACATTAAAATGAGCAATATTAAAAATATGAAATCAGATGATATTGATATTAGTGGAATGATTGTTGCAGAAAGAAAGGCTGCACCAACCATTTTAACTCCAGTTAAAGAGGCACTTCATAACAGTTTGGAAGTATTAAGACTGGCAAGACAATTTGACTCAAGAAACAAAGGAATGATTGAATTGATCTTTCATATGAGAGGCCGACATCTAGAAAAGTGGTCTATGTTTGATCAAGCGACAAAAAATACTGGAATTAAAAACTTGGAGTCAAAACAACTTTACAAACTATATAAACACGAAGGAGTTCAAACTGGATTCAGTGAATATGGCATTGGCAGCAAATTAGAGAGTCTGAGATGCTGTGATTTAATAGAACATCATACAATCACCGATTCAGGAATTTACGAACGCACATCCTGGCACATACCAAGAAGCATTGAATCAAATAGTTTGCTTGATGTAATTGAGTACAGTGCAAATCCGAATTACCAGCCTATGCGAGATTTATTTAATCATGATTTAGGATTTAACACTGGTACTCTTTTAGAATGCAGTTCAATTCTCCCAAGATTGAAAAATTTGGATACTGCAAATTACATAATGGATCCTGCAGGACTATTGGAAGACATAAATCATTCGTTAGTGCAATTTGACAGTGAAAATATTCAAATATTCTTCAAAGTGTTTGAAAATGGCAATCTGAAGATGCATGAACAAATTGGTTCCAAAGACTATTTATATGGATACAGAGAAACATATGACTTAATTTCGTGTGAAGATAAAACAACACGAGAAATTTCCACCTTTATAAAATTATGTTTAGAACCTAATGAAGCAGATGGATTTGAAAGCATTTTATCAAATCAATTATCTAATACAACCATACAAAACAATGACAAATTTGTCACATATTATGGTGGACAAAAGATAGATAGTTTTGGTTCAGATAAACCAAAAGAGGAATTGACTGGTGCTAAACTGAAACAAACTTATGAAGTAAAATCTCATATTAAATTAATATGCACAACTGCAGAATATGACGAGGTTGATGAAGACAATTCAAAATATGGATTTTACGGGTTTAGAGAAGTAGAAGGTGGAAATATTGTATGTACCACTCCAGAACCATTATTATTAAAGTGGGGGAAACTAAAAAGTCACAAAACAAGACATTGTCAATTAAGGGTGGGTATCCAATATGACAGACAAAGCGATCAAGTGCTTCTATCAGATAAAAGTAAAACATTATCGGATGACAGAGAAATAGATGCATCATTAAGGATTAACATTCTTAAACTAACTGATATGTATATTAGTAAAATGAGAAAGGATCATAAATTTTATGAAACCGACTTGAGTAAAAGACCACAACCTCCTGTACCAGTACCTGTTCCTCTTCCTCTTCCTCTTCCTCTTCCTAATCCGGTTCCTAATCCAGTAGTTGAATTTCAAATAGAATCAAGTGATTCAGAATCGGATTCGGATTCGGATTCACAACAACAACAAGAAACAACTGATTCAGAATCGGATTCACAACAACAACAACAACAACAAGAGCAAACAGAATCAAGTGATTCAGAATCAGAGTCTGAGTTACAACAAGAAGCACAACAACAACAACCAAAAACAACTGATTCAGGCGATGATGAAGAACCTGTTCCTCCTATTCCATATACAACAAGTGAACAAAAAAGGGTGCATGTGCCTGCAAATGTAGCGATATCACACCTTAACAAAATTTACACCAATTACCAACAAAATAACTTAGTTGCCGAAACAAAAGATTTATTCATAAAAATAGCGTGCAACTTAATAGGAAAAGGTGGAGATGAAACCGCTGAAATATTTATCCGATATGTTCCAATGGATAAACTATATGAAAACATAAAAATAATTTGGCAGCAAGAAAGTGAACAAGTGGGCAACGTAAAAATGGGAACTGAAGTTGTCAATTTTGTGGCTTGTTATTGCTTGTAGAAAAGTAGCATATTAATGTAGGGCTTAAATTATAGCAAAATAATATAAAAATATTTTTTATTGTATTAACAAAAGGTAATAAAAACTATTTCATATAGTAAATATAATATGTCTAATACGAATAAAACAACTAAATTATCTAAAGTCACCGCTGAATCTAAAATGTGTCGCGATAAATTATGTGACGACTTTCCGTCTCTATTTGTGGATGATATTAATTTCTATTTTGTCGGCAACAAGTACGGATACAAAGCCACCTATTATGAATTGGAACAATTATTACAAGAAGGCAAATTGCGTGTCAAAAAGACGGAAACAAAGACAAAACGTGTAAAAGAAACCTCAGAACTTGCTGGCAAATTAAAAGACATGTTTGATTCAGTAAAACAGACACTTGAGTGTTCTTGTTGCTATGAAGACAAGAGCATCAATGGTTTCGGACAATGTTCCGATGGGCATCTGATTTGTTTCAGTTGCATAAAAAAGCACGCAGAGGACACCATTTACCAGAAATTATCCTGCAAGGTTGGCTGCATAAATAGCCAAGAAAAGTGTTATGGACACATTGATGAAGCCATTTTGTCCAAGATTCTGGATGTAAGAGTCTTTAGCGAATATAAAATACTGAAGAATTTGGATGAAATAAAGGAATTATGTATTGATGATATCAACATCAAATTGTGTCAACATTGCAACGCAGGAACAGACATTGGTGAAACAGATCAAGACATATTAGTTTGTCTGGAATGCTTTAAAGACACGTGCTTAAAGTGTAACCAAGTAGCGCATCCGGGAAACAACTGTTTCGCTTTAGGTAACATAAATCGCGGACAACGGCAAAATATTGAAGATAAAATGTCTGAAGCCGTTATTATACGATGCGGAAATTGCTCAAATCCGATTGTAAAAGATGAAGGATGTAATAAAGTGACTTGTCTTTGTGGTCATTTCATTTGCTATGTTTGCAAACAAAATGTTCCAAAAGAAGTCGGATATTCGCATTTTTGTACCGAACATAACTGCCAGAAACCTAATTGCAAACCGTGTCATTTATGGGATACAAATTTATCAAATCGTATCATTGATGCAGTCAAAGAGGACTACAATGAAGACACCAAACGGTTGATAGATAACCTACTCTAACCTGCGATGATATCATTATTTTACGAATTATTTTGTGACGATATATGCTCACAAAATATTTCATTTATAAATTATTTATAAGACGATAATTTTACCGAAGTCGGCGTTATTAGCCACCAAATTGACTGCAAATATTTTAATTGTTACGATAAATTGATGTCATGTTTATTTAATATTTTTGATATTTTGACTGCATAATAAAACCTTTGGCTGAAGTCTGCTACTTTTCTCGATTTAAAAGTAAAAAGACTTTTGGTTTTTGGACATTTATAAATGTCCATTTTTCAAAAAAGACAAACACTTTCAGAAAACCCGGTTTTTTTTTCAGCCACGAGACCTTCATGCTCTAAATTCTGTTTTTCAAGTGAATCACTTTGTGACGATAACTTTTTTTATAAAAGTTTCTGAGTCCGGAAACCCCGGGCTCCAAATGAAACAAAAGTGAAACAAATTTGGTTCCGAAAGAATCCTTTGTTTCAGACATCCATATATATTATCATATATGGTAACAAATTAAAATATAAAAATAAATATTTGAGACGAGGGCTCCAAATGAAACAAAAGTGAAACAAATTTGGTTCCGAAAGAATCCAACTTTTAAAGAATAATTTATGCAAAAGTATAAAATATTGATTTTATTTTGGAAGGAAATGATACTAATTTGGAAGGAAATGATACCTAATGATACTAAAATGATACCAGTGTTTCACTCCCTAGCAAAAAATATTGCAAAATATGAATCAACTGTAGATCTTGTTAAGATCATAAATTTGTTTTTCATTTGTTATTTTTCAAAAGCATAATTAAAGGATTGGCTGAAGTCTGCTACTTTTCTCGATTTAAAAGTATTTTTGGTTTTGATTTTTGGACATTTATAAATGTCCAATTTTGAAAAAAGGCAAACACTTTTGGAAAAACCGGTTTTTTTTCAGCCGCCAGAGCATGATGCTGTAAATTCTGTTTTGAAAGTGAATCACTTTGTGACGATAACTTTTTTAAATTTTGTAACTGAGTCAAAACAGGGTCGGGAGGAAA